ATTGTCTCCACTGTAATAAAACGTGATAAAAGGCGGCTGGATTCCCGTGTCTTCCTCAAATTGGTAATAAGCACAGGGGATTCCGACCGCCTCAATCATGGTCGCTATTTGTTTGTAGGTCATAATTTCAGTCTGACCTCCGTTTCAAAGGTCTGCGTCAGCTCGGACTCGACAGGCGCTATATGCGTCCTGCCGGATACTCTGCCGCCGCCTCGTTTTGCGTGTCCGTTCTCCAGCAGATGCGGAAGTCCTGGGGTTTTGTTGTAGATGGTCGTAACATTCCCAAAGCGCGTCTTTTCAGTCTGATATGACCATCCTGACGCATATTTGCCGGTACCGCCGAACGAAGCCTTAGACGATGCCCTGAGCGCTTTTGCGCCCTTCTGGCCCATCTGTCTGGTGATGGAATCTACATTGTCCGAGACCTCGTCGGCGTATTCTGCCAGTATCTTCTGGATGTCACTGGTGAGACGATCAAGCGGTGTCGTTGCCATTGGTGCCACCTTTCCGCTCACAGTACAGCTCTACCTTGCCGGAATTAGCGCGATAGGTACGATATACGGAATACCTGACGCCGTTCCGGATCAGTATGGTCTGGCCGTCGTAATCCAGGGCAATCATAACAAACCGGAACTGCGGGTTAAGGCCGTTCCGGCCGCCCTCAAATATTTCCTGCCCATAAAGGGAATCATAATATCCATAGACGGTCTTCTGGGCCTCTGTTTTCCGGCGTACCCCGTACTCATCTTTTGTATATGACGTGCTTACAAGTACAGCAGATTCAGGTGTCCTCATATCCCGCCGCCTTCCTCAGCTCGTCAAGCTGCAGCCGATAATCCTGCTTGTTCGCTTTGATGTCATTCGAGTCGATACTGAACTTCCATCTGGTAAATGACCGGACACAACCAAGGACGCAGGGGTCTGACTCGTCACACGCGACATACTCCGCTACGCCCTTGTTGACCATGTCAGCCCGGCACTCTTCGATGATGTCCGTGATCTCCTGGACCACATTGGCGTCCGTCGATACCGTCCGCACAGCAAACTTGATCTTATTCAGATATTCACTGCTTACGCTCATGCCGGGCCTCCTTTACTCGATCAGGTCGAAGCAGCCTGCTTGATGACCTGCATGCCGTGGAAAGCAACCAGATCCGCGCCTGCGGTCTGGGTGCCCTTGATACCGATCATGGAGCGCTTGAAATAATCGCCGCCCTCGTCGGTCTCTACTGCATAGTTGCCCCACATCGGCATGTCGATCGTACCGGGCTGGCCATACAGCTGAGTGCCAGCAGTCAGACCATCGAGGATCCTGAAGGAAGCGGCAATGCCGCCCTCTTTGATCGTGCCAAAGGTGTTGGTCTCGTCTCCGAAAGTGATCTCATACAGAGCACGCTTCTCGTTTGTGCCACGGACAGCACCGAGAGTAGCCAGGTCAGCCTGAGAGATATAGAGCTTGCAAGTGCCCTTGCCCTTGATGGGACGGAAGCCCAGGACAGTATTACGCAGGAAATTCTGATCCAGTGCTCTGGAGAAGATGGCCTCCTTGAGGCTGGAAGCCTGCACGGCTGCAAGGATCTTCGCGGATGCTGTGTCACGCAGTGCAGAAACAGCGGAATCCTCGATCGCGCTCTGGTAGTCCAGCGGGCTCTGCTTCTTGACCTGCTTGGAGATCTCATCGAGAACGCCCCACTCTGTCGGGCTGATATCTACATAGTCATAGGTGGAAGCTGTGCCACCTACTGCGGAACCTTCAGTCACATCTGCGGCAGCTGCATTTGTGGCCTTGTATGCGGCTCTCCATGTGCCGACGCCGTCAAGCGCGAAAGCATGGACATCATCTACGATGTCGCTTGCGGATGCTGCAAGGTCGCTGATGCCACCAACTGCGACCGGCTTTGCGATATGTCCGGTGGAAAGAAGCTGTCTGGTCTCCATGACCATTCTGCCGGTTCTAACGAATTCGTCTGCCTTGCTCTCGGTCTCCGGATTAGCTACCGGAGCGGTGTTCTTGACTTCAAGTGCCATCTTTGCACGTACCTCCATCTCTTCTTTGTTGAGTGCTTCTGCCTCGGCTGTGATCTCTGCGAGGCGGGTTTCAGTGACATCTGCGGAGCCAGCCTCTTCGGTGAGCTCTGCACGTCTTGCCTCGATTTCCTTGAGGCGTTCCATTTCCTTAGTCATTACTGACCTCCTTGTGGTATTTGTTGATCGCAGCAAGCGCTTTTGCCCTTGCCTCTTCTATTGCAACGCTCTTCAGTCTCTCCGCCTCAAGCTCTGCGATCACTCCGTCGCACCAGCTGCGAGCGCTGATTTCTGTTCCGTCATTCGCGGGAAGGGATACGGCAGATACGTCGTACAGTTTGCGGATCTTTGTGATCGTCCGCAGGACATCGACTGTCCCGGTCTCACGATTCTCCGTAACTTCCCGCTTATCCTCATCGACTGTGAAGCCGAAGGACATCTTTGTGATATATCCGCCCTTGATCTCGTCGTAGAGCTGCCGTCCTGTTTCAGTGCCGCCCAGATTGGCGGACATGCGAAGGCCGTGCTCATCGGTGTTCAGCTGCAGCGTGTTGTTCGAGAGCCGGGCAAAAACGCGCCCCTGGTGGTCGAACTGCATGATCACGTCAGACATATCGCATTCATTGAAAGCATCCGGATCGACCTGCTCCCTGACGGTGTACCCGCTAAAGGAATACAGCTCATACGGCTCATTGAATGTGCAGGCATAGCCCTCCACTGTATAATCCGGCTCCGGGTTTTCCTCGACGGTGGCCCTCACACGGATCTCCATCCGGCGATACTCGCGGCCGGAATTAACCTTCTCCATTATCTTGTCCAGTTTGTTCTGTTCCATTGTCATTTCCTCCCGAGTCGCCGACCTGATATTTGCTCATGTCGGAAGACTTGATGTAATTAAGTGACACATAAGAGACGTCCCCGTCTTCCGTCGGCGGATATCCGAGCAGCTCGAGGTACTGGTTCTTTGTGAGCAGCCCGATCTCTTTCGTGCTGTTGATGATGTTCAGCTTTGTGCTCCAGGAAGCGCCGGTCGCGGCTCCGGAGGTCACGATGATCGCGTTTCCGAAGTCCTGCTCGCGGGTTGTGAAGAGGGCCTTTGTGAACGCTTCGCCCATCTCTTCCCAGAAGGGCTCGACGATGGCGTCGAAGTAGTTCATCATGGTCTGTTCCGGAGCAGTGTTCTTCACGACATCTTCCGGGGTCCTCCAGAAAGTGTACAGGCGCTTCTCAAGCTCTTTCATCTGATCGGCATCGGTCGCCCAGGTGGAGACGCTCAGAGGCGTGTAGGCTTCCGTCGCGTCGAGTGCTACGATACCGCCCGTCTCGTCCGCGGCCTGGATGCGCTTCGTGAAGTCCTTCTGTGCCTGCTCTGCAGACTTTGTCGCCAGCATGGCATTCTTCTGCGTGAACAGTCCGTGAATCTTGTTGGAGACGTCCATGGCCTTCTGCAGTGATGCGTACATGCTCTGCACCATCTCAAGGGATCCGTCGAGGGCTTCGTTGCCCTGGGACATGTAGGTCGCGCCGTCGTATTTTCTCCGAAGGACCACAAGGTCCTCCATGCTGACGGTCACACGCTCACCCTCAGGCGTCCGAAGGACTACAGCATAGCCGGATCTCCCGACCAACTGCCGGATCTCAAATTCGAGATAGACGAGCGGCCAGATCTCAACCGGGCGCATCCTGTCATCCCACCGGATCCAGGCGAAAGCCGTGTTCGTCACCTGCGCCTGCCATGCCATCGCGTATTTAAATTCCTGCGCCGTCATCATCGGATTCGGACGGGCGAAGAGCTTCGTATAATCGGAGCTTCTCTTGATCTCCCGGATGCGTCCATCCTGATCCTTCAGCACATGCACGACCTGACCGCGGGAGATGTGCGTCGCGTTCGTGTCCAGGATCGCCACGCAGGTCGCGTCACGGCTGGCGTCGGTGTTATAGTTGACCGATCTGGTCCCGTACCCGGATATGTATGCCGTGCGCCCTGTAAGGCTTTTGATAAAATTAGATAAAAATCCCATATCGTCACCTCAGGTACGGGATGATCTCATCGGTATGATTTTGCAGTCCCGTCCATGCATTCAGGAGGCTGACCATTCCGTCGATCCTCCGGTTACTTGCCGATTTAACCGGCTGTATTGATTCAATTCCATCCTTGTTCAGAGATTTGACCGCCGTATTCAGCAGGCACCATCTGAGCATCGGATTGTTCTGATAAATTATGCGGTGCTCCTCAAATGCACCCTTGAGCAGCTTCATCGGATAGGTCCATGTGAACGGACCCTGCCGGATCTTTTCCATCACGAAGCCGATCTCGGTCATCTGCGGTGCCCAGTATCCGGAAAGCGCTGCATCGTAGCAGACCCAGAGCGGCCGGATGTCGTGGAGCTTCACCATATCGACGAACCACTGCGTGACGTCGTTATAGTCCACTGTTGCGCCTGCGCAGATCTTCAGCCATCCGCGTTCTGCCCACAGTTTGTATGGGGCTTCCTTGTCTGTCCTGTGCTTTTCGTCCACCGGATCCAGTTTGCTCTCAGGTATGAAGTACTTCTGCAGGACATAATATCGTTCGTCTTTCGGCTTCATGATCAGGAGGGTCGCGCAGGTGAGGTCCGTAGTTGCCGACAGATCGCATCCGCCGACGGCATAAGAGTGTTCGAGCGCTTCCATCGGTGCGACTTCCGTGTTGACGGCTTCCTCGTATGTCAGCCAGCCCTCGTTTGTGTTCTCCGGGATATTGAAATCCTTCGTCAGCACCGTCGGCAGGAATTTCGGGTCCCGCTTGGCTCTCTCGACGTGGGCCCGCAGCGTCTCAATGCTCTTGATCTTGCCGAGGCCGGGGTTCGCCTTCTCCCAGCATTCGGGATCCGTCCATTCTTCACGGCTGTCCAGCTCATACAAGAGAGGCAGCAGGGCGTAATCATGATATCCCTCGTCCCACATGGCGACATGTGCCGCATATTCGTATCTGTCATCAAAAAAGGCCTCCCGCAGGAAGCCGTTCGTGCTGATCATCCAGTACAGGGGCTGTTCGCGCTCCGCCTGGGACTGGACCAGTACATCATATAGTTTGCTGTCCTTCTGTGCGTGGATCTCGTCCTGGCACACGAAGGAAGCATTCAGGCCGTCAAGGTTGTCGGTCTTTGCCGCCAGCTTCTTGATCTTGCCGAAATTCATCTGGCAGTAAATGTCAGTCTGTCGTTTACGTTCCAGGCTCCGAAGCGCCGGAGACTGTAAACGCATGTTGACAGCTTCGGAGAAGACCTGATCCGCCTGGTCGCGGGAGTTTGCGGCGCAGTAGATCTCCGGACCGTTCTCATGGTCATTCAGGAGCATGTCGTGGAGGACTGCTGCCGTCTCTGTCGATTTCCCGCACTTCCGGCCTCGCAGGTCAATGACCTCACGGAACCGGCGGAGGTCGGTGCCCTTATGCAGCCAGCCGAAGATCAGCTGCATCTTGGCGAGCTGGAACAGCTCGAAGCGGATCAGCTTCTTTCCGGCCTTGCCCTTCGACTGTCGGCAGAACTTCTGCATGAAATCGATATGCCTCTGACCGGCGGCCTCATCAAAATAATATGGGAAGCCTGCAGGCGGGGCGTCCATCCATGCGCATTCCCTCTCATACACTGCCCGGATCTTCGCGGATGCCGGAATCTCACCGGATCGGATCTTCGCGAGGTACTCTTTCGGCCAGTTCGTCATTCTTGATTGATGAACTCCATAAGCTCGGCAGCTGCTGCCTTCTCATCCTCAGACGGAAGCAGGCCCGCAAGCTGGATGATCAGCTTCTGGTACGTCGCCGTGTACTTCACACGGAGCTCTGCTGCCACGCTCTTTTTAACGCCCCACTGGTTTTCGCCGTTCTGGTAGTATTCCGCGATCCCGTCCCGCATATAGAGCAGGTTGCACTCGTAGATCGCGCAGGCATATGACGCAGCGTCGTCGATCAGCTGTCCGTACAGCTTCAGTGTCTCCTTGTCGACCTCGGACAGGGCCGTCAGGATGCCCTTCTTATTCTTTTTGATTAACTTCTCTCTGTCTTCTTTTGACAGGATCTGCTCAAATTTCTCCATATTCGCCCTAATTCGACTACACCGGCAGAAAAATCATAAAGTCAGTAATTCCGTTG